ACCTGACGGCATACCATTAAAAATTAATGTTTGACTACCAGATGCCGTTGTAGTTATTGTTTGAATAGGATCCTCTTGTCCCGGTAATGATAGTTCTATTCTTCTAATCCCTGCCGCGTCCGCTTTAAAAGTGGAAAGATTTAATAATACACTAATTGTTCCATTATCGTTGTTTCCATACGTTGACGGAGTTTCATTGGTCATAGATACACTCCAATTAACAATGGTTGATAATCTAAAATCCGAAAAAGCTATATTATTTGGATAATTTGGTGGAATTGATTGCCCGTATGTTCGGACGTGCAAAGTAAGAGCTTGCAACCCAATGTTAGCAGGTGGAATATATCCGGGGTAATCTTTAGCTAAATTTATAATATTGCTAAATGATATCGGACCTGATATAGGTGTTGCTGGCATACTTTATTTAATAAGAAGTTTTAATTGTTCAATTTCACTCTTAAGTTCTTTAACGGATTCAATTAACAATGCTACAAGTCTTTCATATTTAACAGCCTTATATCCATTTTCGCGTGTAATAACAATTTGTGGTAATACCGCTTCTACTTCTTGAGCAATAACCCCGACATCATTACCGGAATAAATTGTTTGTTTATCATTCCAGTCAAATGTTACACCTCTAAGTTGTAATACCTTTGACAACGCATCAGGTATAACTTTTATATTTTCTTTAAGACGTTGATCAGAAGAATTGAATGCAACAATATCACCCGACGCTCTTACAAATCCAGTAGAAGTTATATTTCCAACAGCTAAAGAAGTAATAGTGGTGGCGCCACCAGTAATTGTTCCGCTTCCCGCACTTAAAGACGCAGCTGTAATGGAACTCGCACCAACGACAACACCAGTATCACTTACAGTAAATTTAGCATAATCACTACCAATGTCTAACGATTTACCCTTCAATACTCCGTTTGATTGAATACTTGAGGTTGCAACAATTGAATTATCTGAAGTAATGCTGTTTGTTGAATTTATTGTTTGTGCTATTACTGAGGTAGCATTTAAGGTACCAAATGTTGATAATGTACCAGTGGTGTTAAAAGATCCAGCTGTGATTGAACCAGTACCAACATTTAAACTTGTGGCTATAATTGAACCTGCCTTAAAAGATCCTGCACCATCGTTGTATGTTTGTAGTGCTCCGTCTGTCGTCCAAGTTGGAGCTCCAAGAGAAAGTTGCGTAGGTATAATATTAGTAATACTAATATTTGAAATTAAATCATGTGCACGATCAAGTTCATTAATAATACCGTTTGTCTTTTTTCTCCAACTGTTAAATGTGTCGGAAGTAACAATTCCACTTATCTTAAAAGTATTGTAGACGGTAAATTCATCAGTATTTGTTATTGCCATAAATATTAGTTATTAATCTTATTTATAAGGTTTTGCAACAAAACGTTTGTTTGAACTTGCATCGTTTTCATATCGGACACTTCGCGTTCCAAACGATCCAATCGTTCCTTTGCTTCTCGTTGTTCTTTTCTTTTTTGCATAAGACGCAAATAACTTTCAGTATCGGTGCTTACGATTCCATTACTGCGAGTATCTCTTTCCAAATTTGGAGCATTTTGTACTTTTAATTTCACTTTGTTTATATACCACTTGTTGCAATGGCACGGAAGTTTCTTACTGTTGTTGGAGTATAGATTACATCTGATACAAAAACAATTTTTACGGCAAAGCTTTCAAATGTACCGCCTGATACGTATGTATATTCAACTTCGGAGTAACTTGATGCATCGGCGGAAATAGGAATTTCATTTTGAGGATTACTATCGGATTTTGCATTGACCGGGATCATTTCATTCCAAACATCATTCGTTTTTGCATATACTTTAATGTATGATCCAGCAGATGGTCTGTTAACATCAACAAATACACTCAGTCGATCCGCAGGTTGGTTTAAACCAACAGTGCGCGTTATGTAACGGGATAAACCGGTTCCTGCATCAGCCAATGTTTCTGTATCAGTACCACCAACAATCAAAGATTGTGGAGTGCCGATAATATTTGTAACAGCAAGTAATGATACATTATCAAGATCAATTAATGGACTTACATAATCATTAATTGATGTAAAATCTGTTACTAATGATATTGAATCTTTATTGCTTGAATCAACAGTATAGTTTGAATTTAAATTATAATCAAAATCAGGCGATACATTATAAGGACTGTTAAGTTTCAAAGTATTGAAAATAACAGTTGCTTTATTTGTATTGTCAACGTTTGTTGCATACGGTTCAATATTATTTTGAGTAAGATTAAATGTACTAATTGGAATTGAAACCAAATTTACATCTCCGGTTGCGGTTGTACCAGAAGTTGGTGCAGCAAATGTTACAGTTGGTACAGTTGTGTATCCCGAGCCGGCGTTGGTTATTGTTACACCTGTAACAGTTCCTGTGACCGAATCAAAAATTGCATTTCCTGTCGCACGTGTTCCTCCTGTTGGTGGAGCATCAAATGTTACAACTGGAGCATCCGCATATCCAGCACCAATATTAGTCATTGTTACATCTTGTACACCAACACCAATTTCAGGTTTAAATGTTATCGAGCCACCTAAACCAGTTTCACCTGTTCCAAGAAATTGAGCACGATTTAACTTAAATTTTAAATCTCGGTTTTGATCAGCGGTCCATGTACTTGAGTTGGCACTCATAAACAGCACACCCGAATAAGGATTTTTATCAATTCTTTTGTTGTTGGGAATATTATTACCTCCGACACGAGAAACAAAAGCTCTATATGCGGAATCATTCGATGTTACAACCAATGCATATTCATTTCCAGGGTTAAGATAAACAGGATCAGAAAATTCAAATATTGTCGCAACTGATGCATCGCTTGAAGTTTTTACAACATCATTTGTAGTATACACACCATCAACCACAGTATATGGTGTTAATGTTACTTCTGAAAATGGAACAATATTTTGAGAAGGATAACCATTTTCCATTGTAACAATTGCTACATTTACAGGTAATGTTCCACTTTTTGTTTCAAAATAAAGTTCAACACTTGAAACAAAAATACCTGAAGGACTTTGAATATCATCAATTAGGAAACTTTGTGCAATAGGATCTTTATGGACCTTTTTTTGCTCACGAAGGTTTCGTTCAATAATTTTTGGAACTCGAGTTGTAGTAAGAGTGGAATCAACTGTTTTTGTTGTTGCTGCGGCTGTATAATTTGCTACCGCATAAGTTGTTTCACTATTTACATTATTGAAAATATTGTCCGAAAGTTTAAATTGCCTTGCTCCGGTTTTAAATTTCAGCGAAGCATTATTAGCAATAACAAATATACCTTGTAAGTTTCCTGCTGCATCAGTTTTTAATGCGCTGCTCCCTGTAATAGAAGTTTGGTCAGTATAAAGCGCTTCACCATCAGTTCGGTTTTGCCATGCAACATAAGGATTTGAAATATCAGTTTGTTTAACATACGATGAAACATTGATATTATCAAAAAATGGATATACAACTGTATTAGGTTTTAAATTGCTGGCGGAAAAATATATTTTTCTTGATCTTACAAACGGTATAATTGTAATATTAATATCTTTAATTGTTTCAGTTGCAATTGCATCAATTTGTAATACTCTTTGAGTACCAAATCTTTCAGCTAAATATCCTTTATGAACATTTTGAAAACGTGTCCAATTACCCCAAACAGCATCACCTAAATTTTGAAATTGAGTAACAGCATTAAGATCCAGATTATTGGTAACATTTCGTTTTGTTTCTTGCCATTCATCACTGCTTGGTGATAAATCAAGTGTTCCAACATATGTTGCAATGTCATAAGGATTTACACTTTCACTTTCACTTGCGTATTCTTGTGTGATATATGGTAATTCATTATAGTCTAATGTTGCACTATTGGTATTAGCACGAACACCTGAAATACTATCTGGTTTTAAATCAACACGAGATGTTGTAAATGCCGGACGTAATACTCCTTGCGCCTGATCAATTGAAGCGTTGTATGCACTGTTATTTGTATCTGCGCTATTAAAATCAACAAAGGCATCTACAATAATACCATTTTTGAAACGTGATGCATTTAATGCATCGCCGATGGATTTGTCATTCGCTGATTTTTCCAATAATGATAATGCAGTGTAATATTCTACATTACTGATTCTTTGGTCAAGCGAGCTTATATCACGCATTGTATATCGTCTGTTATTAATGTAGTTAAGCGTAATGTCAGAAATATTATGAGTATATGCAGGAACTTCCAATGTATAAAGAGCCATTGTATTATCCGGAGTTACCGGTTCAATAGGATTTAAACTTGGGGTACCTTGAATAACAGAAATCTTATTATTGTTACCTATGACAACTTTGTCAATTTTTGGTAGATAATATCTCACACCACAGGATATTAAACTTCCCGGATTTAGAATTGTAAGTGTTGTTAATGCAGCTGCACCAGAAAGAATTACAGGTCTGAAATCAATAACATCAGTTAAACGAACTCCTTTATAAGAAGGAATATCACTGTATAATACATCTGCTTCAGGATAGGAATTTACGGTAGAAAAACCTGTGCTTGTATCATTAGCCAAATAATCATAAGAGAAAAAGAAATAATCGGAAGCTCCTAAAGTTTTAGTACCATTATATTGTACCTTAACATTAGTAAGATAGTTATCTCTTTGTCCATCATCAACAATTGTGCAATCGGATGTTATTGTTTTTGCTCCAACAACAGTATTAGTGGTGTTATATTTTACAATAAGTGAGGATGCAATAATTTGAGCGTGTGGTAATGTAAACACGTTACCTACGGCATCAGTTCCAACCTTAGGTGTATTGGTTACAGCTGTTAATGTTTTTGAAATTGCATTGAATACAACAGTTGCGGGAATAATACAATTAAAAGTATTACCAATTGTTGCAGTTGTTGTTAATGTTACATCTGTACCTGCCGTTGTGCCTCCAGTAACATTTGTTATTGAAGTTACAACCCCGTTTATTGTAAGAATAAATGCACCCGGACTTGTTTCTGCGAGTGTATGGTTGGATGGAAGACTAAATGTTACTGTATTTGTTGCTGCTACAGTTCCGCTTCTAAACAATAATGCGTTATATTCAACACCAGCATCAACATTCTCAATCGCGGTATAAGGAAGCGCAAATATATTTGTATTAGAATTTGTTGCCGTAATAGGAGTTGTTACAATAATAGTGACACCAGGTGATCCAGTTTTTCTAATACGATTAATATTGGAAACATTAAAAGAAGAAACAATGTCATACAAATAAAATCTATACGTTGATCCAAAATTTGGTTCAACTGCTCTTATTTTTGCTGTACCGCTGGCAAAAGTTGCAGCAGTATTGGCTGGAATTGCTTTATAAGCAATTGTCGCAGTGCCGGTAGTAATAGCAGTGCTGTTTGCTGTTACTATTGTAAATTTATCAATATCAATAACTGTAACACCATATGTTCCTAGTGGAATTGTGGTGCCAAGTGCGGTTGTAACATAAACAATATTACCTGTAACCAAACCGTGATTCGCTTCTGTTATAGTTGCAATAAGAGTACCAGTTCGATCAGCCACATTCGCTGTGGTAGGACCTGATAATATTAAAGGTTCGGATACAGTTACAGTATTAGCCGCTCTGTTTATTTCAGTTATTGTTGTACCAGAATTAAATATTGATCCTGTGACGGGCATTCCGACAGAAAGATCAGATACATTATCAAGTTTTAGAACACCATCAGCCGAATCAACTTCATTAATATTACCAATAATTATTTTATCAATACCAAGGTTGTAAATTTCATTTGATGTTTGAATATTAGGCAAAGCTGAACTTGCCGCAAATGTACCTACAACATAGCTACCAATATCAGCACGTACATCAATGCCAATATATTCCGTTTCTCCAGGAAAAACGGTGCGTGCTTTATCCGACAACAATTCAGTTTTGGAAGGAGTTTCAACTCTAAAGCCGTCAACATAGGCAATACTCGGATCAACTCCAAGGTAATATTTTTCTTTGGCTGCTGCTTCTTGAACTTCAGTTGTACCTGTAATACCCGCTCCAGTAAGTTCGGTTGATACATATCTTCCAAGACTATATGTTTGCGAAGTATCTTTAAAGCATTCTTTTAATTCCAATTTAAAAGGTTTTAAAGCATAATTGCCAGATTCTTCAAATGTACGCTTGGCCAATTCACGGTCAAGTGATGTATACCTATCACGAACAACTTCAACAATTCGGTTATCAACAATTGTAATAAGCGATATTGAATCTTGTACACTGTTCGCTTCCTGTTCCTGTGTTAAAAATCCTAATGTCAAATCAATAGCATAACGATCAGCTCCTGGTGCTTTAAAGTTTAAAGTATCATTTGCGTTGTCATATAATGTTGAATCATCATTCACTGAAATTTCTTTTTCAGTGATAAACAATTTACCAAAACCATTTATTTTGGTATCAACCGTGGCCTTATCAATAAAAACACTTTGCGTTGGAGTTGCAACGAATGATCCTTTTATGAAAAATAACCCTTTATCAAGAAATATGCCGGCCGCAAATTTTGCAGATCCGTTGACAACCAAATTAAGAGATGCACTTAAATTACTTGTTGCACCTAGAACGGCCTGATCACTGAATGTTTCAACATTTGTTTGGTCTGCTTCTAATGTAACGGAATTTTTATATCGAATATAAAGAGTGTATATATCATCAACTCCTGGCTTATATCCTATAACATCAGCAGTTAAAACTGAATTACCGTCAGCGCCGGCGATTGTTGTTTCAATAGATGTTATTGTACTTACAATATCGGATGTTAAAGTTGTTCCTGAGACAGCTGATATATCAATGGCAGAAATATTATTGTCAAATGTAACAGTTCCGCCAATTACAGCCGCGCCATTTTTCCAAACACTTCCTCCAAATTTATCAATTTGTGATTGCAGTATGGACTGCATTTGGTTTAATTCTCTAACTTGGACGCTATATCCAGGTTTAAAAAGAATTCTTAAATAATTTTTATCATCTGGTGTTTTTCCATTTGTTACATCAGGTGTGGAAAAATCATCGTAATATTCAGTGTTATATGTTGTTATTGGCATTAGAATTGGATAATAAGAATTAAATCTTCAGTTTGACCGGAAGCACGTGTAATAAATGAACGATTTTCGGTAAATAACACTTCGGCATTACCGTCGTTTATAAACTCACCATTATTTATAGAAGTATAAGGATATATGATACTACCAACCGTAATAGATCCACTTGGTGGTAATTCTCTATATCCGCTGAGAAGGTTTTGATGAAAATATAATTTTTTAGCTCCTGTTGTTGTAATTACCTTATCTGCATATCCTATTACGTCACCAACTTGATTTTTTAAAACTGCAGAATTTACCATATCAACGCCAGACAAACTTGTTACATCAGTAGTATCAGGAAAATTAATATATTTTAATGCATTTAATGTTCCCGCACTTTCTTGTCCAGCTTCAACTGTAGGGTTTTTGACAATTGATATTTGTCTATAACGAGAATAAAAATTATCACCCGAAATACCATTCTCAAGACTTATAGCAAGACCTGCAAACCATGAAGTCATTACTGCCGATGGATCATATGCAAAACCTTTTGGTGGAGCAATTGTAGGGACAATCTTTGCTCCACTTCCACTTCCAGTAAATTCAATTGATGCAAATAATGCACCGATCGCCGCCCCGGGTGTCGCGCTGTATGCAGGCCAACCAGCAGGAAAGGACACGGAGGTAATAGTTCCACCTGTACCAACGGTAAAATTTAAAGTTACGCTTGTTGTACTGCGATCAGTTGAGGTAAAACCGTCATTTACTCTTAATTTTAAAACGGAAGGAGTAAGTCCACTGGTTGTATATCCTGTGCCGCCATTCACAATGTTAAAACCTGTAACCAAACCGCCGCATTGAGTTGTTGAATTTGTTTCTTCAGTATCAGTTAATTTTGTTGTACGAATATCAGTAAATGTGTTATTTCTGATAATTTGTGTATTTGGTGCTTCTTGAGCCAAAGCCCAAATATAACCATCACTTAAAGTAAATGGCGCATATTTAGATAATTGAATTGTAGGTTGAACGGTCGACGTGCTTGATCCAGTTTTGAGGCATAAAAATATTGCGCCGCTTATTGTAACATAACATGGCTGCAAAGTGCTTGATGGGTAAAAAGGTGCACTGTTATACGAGCTGTAAGCTTGATATGTATTACCACTTTTCCAAGCAACGGCAGGTATTACTCTTCCAACTCCGGTAAGTGCATTTAAAGAAACCAAAGTACTAAGATTATTAAGCACTTCGGATGCATCCGCTTGAGAACCGACAGCAACTGGGGGAATGAAATTGATATTTTCTTCATCATTATCCCAACGATCTTGTTTACCAATCCCAAGGTAATATTTGCCATTTGTTTGAGCTGATATATCGTTTAAAAATAATCTTGTATTATTTCTGCGAAAGTTTTCTGTTATAATTGCTGACATAGTATTATTTATACGCTATTTTATATGATTGAAATTTTTCTAAGAACAGTAGAATTTGTAGCAGTGGCCTGACCTAACATATGATCTGCGGCATATCCTGCTCCCCATAAATTATCATTTTGATCAACCGCTACAAGAACGGTTCCACCATTGTATCCAAAAAGTGATATATCTTTAAAGCTTAAATTGCCATCCATTATTATTTGACCAAAGGAATTTTTTTGTACCGCGTCACCACGACCGCATTGACCATAAGCGTTATATCCAGTAGTCCAAATTGTACCATCACTTTTAAGAATTGCTGTTACATTATAATTATCATGTGTAATCACTTTCACGATATCGGTCTCAGATAAACTTGATGTTGTACTTCCTATAAGTTTTGATGGCGTTGTAGGAGAAGATGCATTTGTTGTATTATTGGTTCCCAATTGACCCAAAAGATTATATCCCCATGTTCTCACAGTTCCGTTGGTTTGTCTACAAATTACATTTGTTCCATTGTGACCGCCCAATGAAAGTTGTTCGCAAGTAATACCAGTTATTTTTACAAAGCTATTACGGTCGGTTGTATTACCAAGACCCAATTGACCATAAGCGTTATAACCGCAAGACCATATTTCTTTGTTGCGTATAATATATGCCGAAGATCTATAGTCGCCGTGCGACAATAATATATCATCGGCCAGCATAGTAGGTACCAAAGTTAAAGTATTTCGTTGAATTAAGTCTCCAAGACCTAATTGGCCTACATTATTATAACCACAAGAATAAACTTTATTATTACTGTCTATTGCATATGTAAAATTATATTCATTATGTACAAAAACCTTTCTAAAACTTATAGCACTGGTTGATGTTCCATAATCAATAGTATTAGTTCCTGTAATGGCAGCAGTGGAAGTTGTTGGTATTGTAAAAGTATCGTCACCTGTTTTGGTAACAACGTATGTGCCTAAAGGGATTGCGGTAATTGCTTTTGTAACAACAATACTATCACCATTAACCAATCCATGAGCTGTCAATGTAATTGTTGCAAAGTTGACACCAATTAATCGAGTTGAAACAGCGGCGCCTCTTACAGTTGTTACTGCATTAACAAGTTGAGGAGTTGAATAATTGGTAGAATTACCAAGACCTAATGATTGATCAGTACCATAACCCCACATATAAAGTCTACCACTTGCAGTTACTGCGCCGCATGAAACTTTATTTGATATTCCGGACATCGGAGAAAACCAAACAATGGGAGAGGTCTCACCGGAAAATGTTATTTTTTGAAATGTAGTTCGGGCAATAACATCTCCAAGACCTAATTGACCGTAACCGTTATAGCCGCTTGAATATACATTTCCGAGATCCGTAAGTAAATACATTGAAGGTTCGCCAATACCACCGGAATAAATGTTTACTATTTTTTCACCGGCCGCCAACGGTACCATTAACGGTCGATGTTCTGTAATATACGTTTCATTTGCGCCTTGAATTGAATTACCTCCTCCGTAACCTCCGGCATACAATCCTCCTTTTTTTGAAATATAAGGTACAGTTCTATAAAAGGTACTTGTTGCTCTTTGAATTCCACTAGGATTTCTTTCATACTCAATAGTATCGGTTTCTAATATTTCAACATTGGTAGGTGTTGGTATTGTAAAAGTATCGGTACCTGTTTTGGTGACAGCATATGTTCCTACAGGAATTACAGCAATTCCTGTTGTTACAACAATATTATTACCTGTATTAAAACCATGAGCGGTCACTGTAATTGTCGCAATTGATGTACCGATCGATCGAGTTGAAACAGCAGCGGTTACGCTATCACCTCCAAATGATGCAAATGGATTATTATTTGTATTAAAATAATTTTGAATTGCAGTTGATGTAGGCACACTTGAATTTCCAGATATTGGACTTGATAAATCAGTATCAAGATCAAGTGTTTCAATGTTTCCTGACCCAGATGTTATTCTTCCCAAAATCTTATTTGCAGTAATATTTTGAATTTTATCAAATGTGACACCATCATTGATTATTGCACTTGATGTAACAGCTCCCGTTCCAATATTAGCAGCAGCTATAACTCCAACCGAAAGTTCATCATCATCATATACTATTGTTATGCCGTCAACATTGGACGTTCCTGATGGACCTGGATCGCCTGTATCACCTTTATCACCTGTATCACCTGTATCACCTTTATCTCCTGGTGGGCCCGTTTCTCCTGTATCACCTTTAATTAGATTTAAATTATCAGCCAAAGCAATAATTTCACTTGCCAATTTGGTGGAAGTAATTTTCTTATTGGTTCCAGTTGCAGCAAATGTCGTATCACTAATGTCAACAAAAGTGAAAAGATCATCCGCGGCCAAAACATCGGGGGATTGAATTGAACCAAGTTGTGTTACAGTTTTTGAATTTCCTAAAGGCATATATGTTGTATTTATATTATTATCCTAACTCAATATAATTCTGATCTTGAAATTGTGCATATTCACGGTTTTGATGCAGCAATATATTTTGCGGTTCAGCATTAAATGTCAATGCTGGAGATTGATCTGAACCATCATCAAATGTTAACGCATCACCGTTAAGTGTCAATGCATATTTTCCATCAAATATTACAATTCCTGTTGTAACATATGTTGAAAGATTTAAAAACTTACAACCATTAGTTTCACTGTACGGTTCATTTGCCTCAGACAATGTTTTATTTAGAAACCCACTGTTCTTTAAAGTGCATTCATCAATAAACTTTAAACCATTATAGTCATAATCATATCGAACAAGCGAATTTCTACTGTTGCGCGATTGCAATATTAACCTTAGTACAAGGATAAAATATGCTTCTTGTGTTGAAGCCTCTGGCCAATCGTTAGGTTTTGAATCAGCTTGAAAAAGAAATCTAAGAAGTAATTCACGAAACCAACCTGGTTGATATAATGGTGTATGTTGTCCTGGATATACCATTAACAACTGTTTAATCCAATCTGTATTATCTTCAACAATATTAAAAGTTGGTCTTTTTTGTGAGTCAAAGGTGTTTGGTGAAAATAATTCAACTGCAAGCTCGTAAAACATTTGCAGACCCGCAGGGTGCATAAAGTTATTAAATGAATCAGACCATAATGAAGAATCAAGTGATGCGCGCACAACATATGAAAAGTTTTGCCAGTAATAACTGTCTTGAATTTTTGATGTATGAGACGGCAAAGATTTTTCAGGCGAGCTTGACGGTTCAAATAAAAGCTCCTTAGGATATCTAATACTTGCATTTTCATTAAACAGTATTTTAAATAATGTAAGAATGTTATCTTCACTACCTCTACTGTTGTAGTATTTTACAATTATCTTATATAATGATACACGATCAAGCACTCGTGAATTGGGAACCTTTGATGCAATAAGATTTTGAATTGAATCAAGATATTTAAGAGAAACATTATCCAAATCTTTATCCAATAAAACACTATTTATTTCTAATGATGGACCGTTTGGACCATTTAAATAATTATAGTATTCTTCCAAAAATTGTACCAACTTTTCTGCATTACCACGAAGCGTTTCCGGCAACAGAGTGTTTACTCCATAGCTTTCAACATTTCTTGGTGTGGCATTGGCTATACTAAATAACATTTTTTATCTTTCTCTTGAAAATGGTTGATAATCAACTGCTCGACTTGATCCACCTGAAGCAATAATATCAACGTCGGCTGTAATGTTTAAACGGCTCATGTCAATAGTAAGCAATTGATTGCGTTTTGGTGCAATATCATTTGAATCTGGAATTACATCAATGTATACTGTCACATCCTCATCTGCTTGCAAAGATTGAAGAGTTAATATACCTTTTTCCAAATCTATGGTACCAATAGGAGGAACATCAATGCCATTGGCACCTTTAAATTTACTAACTGATCCATTTTCTAATGTATATTGAAAAACATTTCGAATATTTGTAACATTGGAAGCTTCATCACCAAGATAAATTGTTCTTCCTCTATATGTATAACCTTCAAAAGATGCAATTGTTTTGCCATCCAATACAGTAAGAGCTGTACCAAAATCTATTACAATTCTTTCAGGTTGTAATGTTTGGTTATTTAATGTTTGTTCGGCCTTAATATCAATTTTTTTGGATACAAACACTCGAACTAAACTGTTAAGAATTGCCGGATCGGAAGTATCAATTGATCGTAATAATGTTGAATGTCTAAATAATTTTTCGAATGAATCCAAAGTATCACGATTAAAAGCACCAATAACATTGTATACTTTATTTTGCAATTGATTTTGGGAAAGCACGCTAAGGTTATTATTATAT